GAATTTCACTCGAAAACAATAAACAACTTGTTCTACGGATTATATCACAGGTTCTTCGCTTCACACCTGTACGTAGATTAAGAGAAGGTGGATAAGTTCAAAACCTACTGTCAAGGGTACACGTCAGACATAATAAGGAAATTAGAAAAAGTAGATTATAGTTACGTCCTAGATTATAACCCCATAAAAGACATTAACACTAGGGAAGGCTTCTCATAAAGCAAAAAAGACAATTATGCCAAGTAGTTAATGAGGGAAGTCCAGAAGAGTTCTATATTTCCAGGAGCTTTCTAGACTATGCTGAAAGGAGGGGAGATATACAATACAGAGGCTATTAATATAAATAATAACATAATAACTAATGTCTCAGAGAGACCTCGTACTATATGTAATCCGAGCAAATAATACTGCGGATTACTCACGCTCATTCAGAAATTATTTTGGCCAGCCTTAAAGTAAGTCCTACCAGGGTTCATACAGGGTTTCAATAAAAAACAACTTTAGAAACTCTTTACTTCAAAAGTCTCGCCTAACATGTTTAGTCACTCCATAGATGGTAGTGCATTTGAGAGCACACAACATGTAGTATTGAGAAGGATAGCTATTGACCCAGTAACCAAGAAATTAGTCAACAAGATATTCGAGAAGTTGAGATAGAATCTATGGTTCCAGGATAACATAGAAGATATGGACAAGTTGCAGCAATCTTTCCTAGAATAAGCCTTAAATCATAGAAGTTTCATGTTTGTATAACTCCCAGGTGTGAACTTAAAGTAGTGGCCAGAAGAAGTTATTAGAGTATTTAGAAGTACTATGCCTCAATACGGTAAAGATTAGAAACCTTGGCTTAACTTCATGTACTATGACGTAACCGGGATGACATTTAGCGGACATCCATTTACTACTTATTTTAACACTAGTGCATCACTAGCATACGGCAGCTTCTACTTGTATGATTCTGGGCTTCACGTACATAAGCACTTTATGTGGGCAGCAGGTGACGATTTGGTAATATGGCATGTCTAAGACATTTCAAATTGTATTTTAGAACATACCAGTCAAAATAAGGACAAAGGTTAAATAGGGTTGGGATAATGTGTAAAAGAAGTAATAGTGTCTAGTTTTGACGACTATGACTTCTGTTCTAAGTGGGTTTTTTAAGGAAGACAATGGAGGGACTATTCTAAAGTACTCAGCTAAAAGATGACCTACAACAAGAGAAATCAACAGATAATTAATGACCCATCATTGCACGCACTGGCCATATATTAGGGTGTTTAGAGTGAACATGCATCCAGACTAGTAGAAGAGATCTGCAAGTAAAGAGTACTTTCACTAGGTAGAAGTTTGAAG